ACGACCATCCGAACGAGGTTCTGAAAACCCGATCTTAACGTTGAAGTCGCCGTTCTTATCCTGCCTTGCAGGGGATAAACCAAGGGCACTTTCCAACTCGCCGGTTGAACGTGATGGAATCTTGGTGTCACGCCCGACAACAGCGTTCAGAGTGCCTTTAACTTCCTTAAGAACAACAACTCCGCCTTCTTCCAAAACCTTAGGGATAATCACGTCTGTCTTTTTCGCTAACCTTGACACTTTCAAGAGAAATTCCTCAGGCATTTGTATATTCACTTTAGCCACCGGAAGACACCTTCTTAGCCAAAACCTCTATATACATCCCACGTCCGCGCACATCTTCAACACTTAAAATATTGTATCTGCCATCAGCGCAGATAATGACATTGTCCGTTGTTACCTCAAATTCAGGCAGCTTGCGAAAACGGAATAGCGAGGTTGCTTCGGAAAAAGTCGCCATGTTTGCCCATTTTTCATTGGCATGCCTGTCCTCCTTGTAAACACGTATGCTGGCAAGTATATCGTCGTCAACACTTGAGAATCCCTCAGAATCTTTGACGGGAATGGATGTAACAATCTCAATAAAACTGTTCATTTTTCCGAAACTCATGCTCACACCCTCCAGTTTCTATCAAGCCGAAGCAGCATATTTACCGTGTTCCACACCTGCTGGCTCGCCTGAACATTGTCTGCAAAGAAACCTGCCGTCGAGCCGTCCCTTGACTCAAAGAAGTGGCTCGACAACATAATCACAGCTTGTTCGGTTGTGGGTGGCATGGCGTTCTCGGAGTAGTATCCCTCTAAAATGTGCTGGTAGCTTTCGGCGTAGGACAAAGCTGCGCGAATAAATCCTACTAAAAGCACATCGTTCTCGGAGTGTTCAAGAATCAGGTTTGCCTTAACCTTGGGCAATAAGCTATCAATCACACTCATGCCGTTTTACCCCCTATGTTATGATGCTTTCTGTTGGAGCACCTTTACCGCTTCCGGCAGTATCAATTTTCCGTCCACTCGCTGAGTAGCGATAAATCCTACTTGGCCTGTGGCGGCATACAATTCGCTTAAGCGTTTGAATACACGCCCCTGACGGTCAGCCACCCAATAGTAGCCGAAATCACCGAACACCACAGTCTTAGCGCCTGCTGCGATAGCGGGAATATATACAGAAGTGTATAGCGGGCGGTTTAATATGGTGTCAGGCGTCGCATCCTTTATGGAAGGCTGCCACAGATACTGGCCGCTGTTGTCCTTTAGCTTTCTGATTGCCTTTATGGTCGTGTCGTTCATGACGAATACCGCTTTGTTGCGATATGGCGCTTTTAAGCTGTAAAACAGATCAAGAATTTCATCTAATGCGATTGTATTTACTGCCGCCGATGTCACACCAATCTGACCTCCACCGGCTAAAGCAAGGATACCTAACGGTTTACCCGCTCCGTCGCCGACAAAGAAGGCTTCCTCCTCTTTGCTGCCTATACGGCGTGCGAACTCTCGCGTGATGTAGCTTTCAAGGTTAAAAACACTGTCGTTTAGAAGTTCCTCGGAAACCTTTATCATAGTCGCCAGCTTGTATGCGCCGATTGAAACCTGCCCGAAGCTGTCGTCGCTTTCGGGGATAGAGCCTTCCTCATCAATCCATGATGCTGTGCCCTTGCTCGCCACAACAGGAATCTTGCGGTCTCCGCTTGATGTGTTTATGACATTGGCCAGTCTGCGGAATATGTTTTCCTCCTCTAAGGATTTCACAAGTGTCCGTTCAAACTCATCCGGAACAAGATATCCGCCCTCAGAGTCCGTTCCAATCTGCAATGCATCTAAAACATCGTACTTGGGCTTTTGTGAGCGCATGGCGTTCCAGAAAGCCCGCTTGTACTCGGAAGTCGCCCTTCCGGACTTATCAGAGCCTTGTGTCACGCTTGGGGCGTTAGTTATGGGTCTGTTGATTGGATTTGACAACTCCGCATCGATGAAAGCCTGTCGTTCCAGACGATCGATTTCACGGCCTAACGCTACAACATCAGCTTCCATCTTTTCATAGGCAGTTGTATCCTCGGCTGACAAAAGCCCGTCACCACCGCGTCTGCCATCAAGGAACACCTTTGCCGCGTCCCATGCCTTTGCGCGTTTCTCGCGCAGTTCAAGTATTTTACTCATTGTGTTTTCCTCCTTAAAAATATTAGTGTGAAATTAAAGAAAGCCGCTTATCGAGCGACTCTATCGGGGTGCCTGTTTTAAGTTTTGGCTTGTGCATTTTATCAAGCAGCGAGTTAGTGACAGCCATACGACTGAACATCAACCCATCTGCAATATCATGCGGTTTGTCATTCGCGAACATGAGTTTATCGGCAAATCCTAACTCGATGGCTTTATTCGCGTTCATCCAAGTTTCAGCGTCCATGAGATGGGAGAGTTTCACTCTTGAAAGACCTGATTTCAACGCATAAGCGTTGATGATGCTCTCTTTTACTTCATCTAACAAGGCTTTCGCGCGTAGCATCTCATCGCTGTCGCCTATTGCGATAGTCGACGGATTATGAACCATTAGCATAGATACCGGCGACATATACACATCTTTACCCGCCATAGCTATGACAGAAGCGGCACTTGCGGCAAGACCATCGATTTTTACCGTGACTTTACCTGCGTAATCCATGAGCATATTGTAGATCTGAGCAGCTGCAAACACATCTCCGCCTGGTGAATTGATCCACACTGTGACGTCGCCTTTTCCTGCCATAAGCTCACCTTTAAACAGCTTAGGAGTCACTTCGTCATCCCACCACGTTTCCTCAGCGATGGGTCCGTTAAGATAGAGGGTGCGTTCCTCGTCCGAATCCCGCGCCCAGTTCCAGAATTTTCTCAATTTACTAACCTCCTTCGGTTGATTCTCTGTAAGCCGCGCCTACATCTTTAAGCTTGACCATATTCCCATTGACGAAATGAAGATTGCCGCCCGCCTCATCGGATAAAAGATTCATATCCTCGAGGTTTCTTACGTCATTGACCGATAAAAACCCGTTTTGAATACCTGTAGAATAGCCGTCCATTCTCTCTTTGTATGAGCCGCGCAACAAACCGTCAAGGTTGAACTTTACGAAAAGCGATGGTTTCTCGGATGGAAGTATGAGCGATTGCTGTATCGCTTGCTCCCAGCGTACCACCCAAGGGTTGAGTGTGTATTTCACGAACTCAAGGCTTTGCTGCTCTATATTGCTGAAGCTTGACTTATCCAGATCCCCTATCATATGCGGTGGAATTCTGAATATTCGTGCAATCTCGTTTATCTGGAATTTTCGCGTTTCTAAAAACTGTGCTTGTTCCGGTGGGATACCGATAGCCTGAAACTTCATGCCTTCTTCCAGCACAGCCACACGATGGGCGTTGCCGCTACCCTGATACGCACTGTTCCAACTGTCCTTAACTCGCTGAATGTCCTTAATCACGCCGGGGTGCTCCAATACACCGCCGGGATTCGCTCCATTTGCGAAGAACGTCGCACCGTATTCCTCAGTCGCCAAAGCCATGCCTATAGCATTTTTTGCCATAGCTATGGGGCTGTAGCCGATTAGCCCGTCAAAGCCTAGACCTGGGATATGCAGAATCTCGTCTCTTCGCAAGGTAATGTAGCCGCCTTGCGGTTTTGTTTTACTTTCATCCGCATCGCGGTAGTAGGTGTAGAGCAGTTCGCCGTTTACAGTTCGACTGACTTCCATCTTGTTCGGCAAAAGGGGATAAAGCGCAACTGCGTGTCCACGTCCGTTGCGCACCACTTGCGCATACGCGTTGCCCCAAAGCAGAAGATGGCTCATAAGAGTTTCCCGAAATACAAATGAAGTCATCTCTGGGTTAGGCTCGTCATGGAGCAGGCTATACAAAGGATGATGCGGCAATTTCTCCTTCCCACCGTCTGTTCGATGTCGGAAAACATGTAGCGGCAGTCCTGCGATAGCTTCAGCCAGTATGCGGACGCAGGCATAAACTGCTGTGGTCTGCATCGCTGTTCTCTCATTGACAGCTTTACCGCTTGTTGTGCCGCCGAAAAGGAACGAAAATGTGCTTCCGATACGATTCTGGGGTTTGTCGTGGGGACGGAATATGCGTGAGAATATGCCCAAATTACATCACCTCCGAAAAAGGGCAAGAAAAAAGAACAACCCTTCGATTGTCCTCAATTGTTCTGTGTTAGTTAATCTGTCTGGTTAATTACACATAGGCTATATAAGCAAATACAAATTACTCATACTTGGTTTTGCATAACCCAAATCAATGAATCATAAATTTTTCATTTATCAGACTTCTTGTAAACATAGCAGGTAAACAAGCTTTTATACTAGTTTGTTTGAGGCTTGATTCCATGTTTTTTAACCGTTCCGTTTGGATCTCTTAGGTTCGCAAAAGGTAATATGTACCCGAAGCTGAAAAGTCTTTCTCCGCTTTCCTCCGATACATTCTCCATAAAAATTTTAATAAATCGATTTTCCAGTTCAACTGCTCCATTTTTATTAGTTAGAGCCCAGTAGATGTTCAGACTACTTAGATTATCTAATGTTTTAATCCAATGTCCTCCCCTGTGAGGTCTGGATACTCCAAGTGGAGTTCTATAATATTGCCCGACCCTTTTCTTTAAAGATGTCCCCGCTTTCCCAATGTAGACTATGGTTTCATCAGGCAGCCAAAACCTGTTTAGTCTTGAAGTTAACGTATCAACCGCTGGTATATTCCCATCAAGCCTTAGCTTAGGTACATTTTGAATCCACTGCTGGACGGCTGCTCTTGAGATAGGTGCTTCATTACGACACACAAGTTGGTTGGCGGAATTTGACAATGTAACCACATAGGCTCCAGGGTGATCGTGCTCTACAGTTTG